TATGCAACTGGGTTTGATCGCTGAAGAGTGCAATGAATTCAAGTATGCCTGTGATAATGAAGGCTATGAAGAAGAACTAAAAGAGTTAGCAGACCTTGTGTATGTCTGCTTTCAGTACGCAGAGAATATGGAATGGGATCTAGAGGAAGCGCTGGTTCGTGTCCATAAATCAAACCTATCAAAGCTTGGTCTAGATGGTAAACCAATCCGACGAGCTGATGGGAAGGTCCTGAAGGGACCAGAATATCAACCACCTAATTTGAAAGATCTAGTAAATGGTTAACCTCATCTCACGCACCGGACGGGTGCAATCTTGGATTGATGATCCCGCAGGACGGTTGCCAGTGTCCTGCACAGTATTTGTTGTTGAAGACTCAATGGAGGGTCCAGATGGTATCGAAGCTTCATGGCGTTTCGCCTCTCATGCACTCCGTAATGGCGCTGGATGCGCGATCCACCTTTCAAGACTTCGACCGAAAGGAAGCGATAATGGCAATGGACTCATTGCTTCAGGTCCAGTATCGTTTGGGAGAATTTATAGCAGCCTCAACGAAACACTTAGGCGTGGCGGACGTTATAAAAATGGAGCAATCGTGTTGCACCTCGATGCAAGCCATCCAGACATTGAAGAGTTCATTAGAACTCCAAGAGAAGTCCTCCCATGGGTCAAGCGATGTGTAAACATCACTGATGAATGGTGGAATGACATGGATAAACTTGTCAAACAGTATCTATTACAAGCAATCAAAGCCGGTGACATCTGGCTGAACAAAGTTAAGTATGAAGGATCAAAAAGAATACGTGGAAACGTTTGCCTTGAAGTGTACCTGCCAAGCCGCGGGACTTGCTTGTTACAGCACGTCAATCTTGGAGCCTGTACATATGAAGACATCCCAAAAGCTTACCGTGTCGGGATGCAAGAACTTTGTGAGTTACATTCAAAGACAGGTGTTGGAGAGACTGGAGAGTACCTACCTTCTACCTCTGATCGACAGGTTGGACTTGGAGTATTGGGTCTCGCAAATCTCTTGCGGAGATACAACGTCAGTTACGAGCAGTTTGGACGTGCTCTAGAACACTTTGATAAGAACGACACCAGAGCAACTGTCGCCTACGAGCTTGTAGTACGTATTGCTCAGGGCATCAAGGAAGCGTCTAAAATTGCACGTCAATACAATATGGTTAGAGCCTTTGCAATCGCTCCCACAGCGTCTTGTAGCTACCGCTCACAGGACACTGACGGGTTCACTTGTACGCCTGAGATAGCACCACCTATTGCACAGACTGTTGATCGTGACTCTGGCACCTTTGGTGTCCAAACATATGATTATGGCGAAGTAGAAATTGCATCTAAAGTTGGGTGGGATAATTACAAAGCTGTTGCTAATGGTATTATGAAACTATACCAAAGCAGTGGACTTCTTCACGGATACTCTTTTAATTGGTGGTCAGATATGGCAACAATGAATGAGGAATTTATTGAAGAGTGGCTACGGTCTCCACAAACCTCTCTTTATTACAGTCTTCAAGTAATGGGTGATGTACAAGATAAGTCTAATGCATATGCTGCTCTTGATGAGGAGGATGTTGATAACTATCTTGCTTACCTATTTGAGGAGTCTGCAAAAGAATGGGATGATGATCCCTTAGAACCTCAATGTGATTGTGCAGAATAACAATGAATCCTTACGACAAATTAATGGCGCGAAAGCGCAAATGGACACCGGTCAAACCTGTTGCAGGTACATGCCGGGAAGGCGCAGAAGAGACGATACACCGTGCTCTTGCCTTGAGACATATGGAACTACCTGTGGGAGATTTTATAACTGATGCCCTGGCTACTGAAGTGCCGACTGTGGCACGCGACCTACTCCTCAGCAACGTCACCGACGAAGAGAACCATGACTTGGCTCTCGGTTACATCGCCGATGCTTACGGTGTTGATGACAAGGCAGAAGCAGAAGCACTTAAACTTAAAGAAGCGTGGACTTCGCATCCAGATCACACTGTGCTCAAAGCAATGGTTGCCGAGCGTGCGATTTTCTTCGTACTTCTGCCCTTTTTTCGGTGGAATGGTGACGCTGGAATGCGTACCGTATCCGCTGACATCTCCAGAGATGAGCAAATTCATGTTGCAGCCAACTCTCTCGTGTGTGCGGAACTGGGACTCAGACCTTCTGCTTCCCTGGATAAACTCAGGAAGGCAACAATTAACTGGGTAATGCAACCACTAGGTAGAAATAGTGAGGTTAGATATTTGGACAAAAAATTTTGGCTTGATAGCAGCGATAACCTGATGTATCAGGGTAAAGCTCCTGAGTTTTCTGCCACCAAGGCTGCACGTATGCCTGCCTTCTTCGAACATAGCAATGTCAACCTCCCACAATACGCTTAGTCTTTTAGAAACTAAAGGACTTCAAGCCAACGCAATCATTCAAGAAATGAATGAAACATTTCCACCCGTACAACCTACACCACACGACAACATAGAAAAGATCATGTATCAATCTGGTCAACGCTATGTAGTCGAGTGGTTAATTCAACGCATGGAAGAATAACAATGTGTTTCTTAAAAACTCCGAAACCTCCGAAACTCCCAGATCCACCACCGCTTCCTAAGGTTGCTCCGCCAGCACCACCACCACCACCAGTTCTTCCACCAAAGCAATTGCAGCAACAAGGCGCAGCTCCTGACCTTCGTATTGGTAGTCAGAAAGCAGTAGCTAGTTCACGCAAGCGTGTTGATACTTCTTCAATGAAAAGCAGTTTAAACATGGGTGGTAATGCAGGAGGACTAAACATATGAGCTGCCAGCAAAGATATAACGAGCTACAAAGTGAACGTCAGCAGTTCCTAGACGTTGCTCATACTTGCTCACAACTGACGCTGCCATACCTCATTTCAAGAGATGGTGAAAATACAACACATCGTCCTCTTACAACACCTTGGCAAAGTGTAGGAGCAAAAGCCTGTGTGACTTTAGCATCAAAATTGATGTTAGCTTTGCTTCCTCCACAAACAAGTTTCTTCAAACTACAAGTCAGAGATGACAAGTTAGGTGAAGATCTTGATCCACAAATTAGAAGTGAACTTGACCTGTCATTTTCCAAGATGGAAAGGATGGTAATGGATTCTATTAATGCATCTAATGATCGAGTGGTTGTTCATCAAGCCATCAAACACCTCATTGTAGGTGGTAACTCTCTTATCTTTATGGGTAAAGACGGGCTTAGAACTACCCACTGAATCGCTATGTTGTGGACCGTGATGGCAACGGTAATGTCATTGAGATTGTCACAAAGGAACTTATCAGTCGTCGTGTCCTTGGTCTACCTCCTGCTTTAGAAAAGAAACCTAATGATGTTTCTGCAGGTGGCGGTCTTAACGGTAAGACTGGTTCAAATACATTCGATGATGACGTAGAGGTGTATACCCACGTCAAGCTAGATAAGAAGAACGGTCGTTGGACTTGGTATCAAGAAGCAGAAGATAAGCGTCTTCCTGATAGCCAAAGTACAGCACCGAAGAATGCTTCACCCTGGCTTGTTCTTCGCTTTAATACTTTTGATGGTGAAGCCTACGGTCGTGGCAGAGTAGAAGAGTTTCTTGGTGATCTTAAGTCACTCGAAGCACTCTCTCAGGCATTGATAGAAGGCTCTGCAGCAGCCGCTAAGGTTGTCTTCCTTGTATCACCATCAAGTACAACTAAACCACAGGCTCTGGCTAATGCTGGCAACGGTGCAATCATTCAGGGTAGACCTGATGATGTACAAGTTGTACAGGTTGGTAAGACAGCTGACTTCAGGACAGCCTATGAAATGGCTAACCAATTAGGTCAGCGTATCTCTGATGCATTCATGGTATTGAACATCAGACAATCAGAACGTACTACTGCTGAAGAAGTGCGCCTAACACAACTAGAACTTGAACAGCAACTAGGTGGGATGTTCTCACTGTTGACTGTTGAATTTCTCAAGCCATATCTTGATCGTACCTTGATGGTGCTACAGCGTAGTGGTCAACTACCAAAGCTACCTAAAGGTATTGTCCGTCCACAAATCGTGGCCGGTGTAAACGCACTTGGTCGTGGTCAAGATAGGGAATCACTGATCCAGTTCATCACAACCATTGCTCAGACAATGGGACCTGAATCAATCGCTAAGTTCATTAATCCTGATGAGTTTATTAAGCGTCTTGCAACTGCACAAGGTATCGATGTATTGAACCTAGTGAAGAGTATGCAAGAAATTCAAGGTCAGATGCAACAACAGCAACAGCAAGTAGTACAGCAAGAGCTGATCAAACAAGCTGGACAGTTTGCTTCTTCACCGATGGCAGATCCCACCAAGAATCCACAAGCTATGGAGATGATGAATGGACTCACAGGAGCCGAAGAAGAAAACCCGGACCCGGAAGGTTAAACCACAACCTGAGAAAAAAGTAGAACTGGTAGTAGAAGAACCAGTTAAAAATAAGTATGCACCTAAACCAAAAGTAGGTGCTAATCGTCCAAAAAATATGGTCCACACTGTTGGATTTAATAAACTTAAGGTAGAAACTGTAAATGGCTACACTGACGTATGATCCCACTCCTGCTGATAACGCTGAATTCAATGAAGCTGAGCAAGAAGCTTTAGCTATTGGAGAACAGGCTGCAGCAGATCAGCAACAGATGCTGGCAGGTAAGTTTAAAGATGCTGAAGCATTGGAGCAAGCTTACATTGAACTACAAAAAAAATTAGGAGAAACAGATGGCGAAGAATTGCCAGTGTCAGAAACCGATGAAACCGAACAAGAAGAAGAAGTAGAGGTTTCACCTGCTCAGTCATTG